TATGGCAGGGAGCAACACAGGGTGTTAATGAATATAAACCCTTCACTGTAAACTGGTGGGATGTACCTGGACGAGACGAAGAGTGGAAGCGACAGACTATCGCGAACACTTCGCAGTTGCAGTTCGACCAAGAATTTGGTAACACCTTCTTCGGAACAGGTGATACGCTGATTAATGCTGGTTGTCTATTAGACTTGAGAGCAATTAATCCTATACAGATACTAGAAGGCGGTGATTGCCTCGTATATAAAGAACCTGTAAAAAGTCACGAATATATCATGACTTGTGATGTAAGTAAGGGAAGAGGACAGGATTATTCTACATTTACTTTAATCGATATTACTACAAGACCTTTTCAACAGGTATGTGTATATCGCAACAACAATATCTCTCCATTACTCTTCCCTGACATTATATATAAATATGCGAAAGTCTACAATGAAGCGTATGTTATAGTCGAGTCAAACGATCAGGGCACTGTAGTGTGTCAAGGTCTGTATCACGACTTAGAGTATGAGAATGTCCATGTCGAATCTGCTACTAAAGCAAATCGAATTGGTGTTGAAATAACCCGTAAGTCGAAGCGACTAGGTTGTTCTGCTATCAAAGATATTCTTGAAGAGAATAAGTTAGAAATCGTCGATGAGAATACTATCTTTGAGATGTCCACGTTTACAGCACAGGGACAATCTTATGAAGCATCTGATGGTAATCACGATGACTTGATGATGAATCTAGTGATGTTTGGTTACTTTGTATCCACACAGTTCTTCGCAGACATGACAGATATTAATTTAAAGCAGATGATGTTCGAGAATCAAGTAAGACAGATCGAAGATGATATCGTGCCCTTTGGTTTTATTGACAACGGCGACGATGAAATAAACAGAATAGAACAAGTAGAGAATGATAAGCACCAGCAATGGGCAACATGGGGTAACGATGATTATTGAAAATAGTGGTATGTATAAATAAAACATTGATATCTAATCGTATTATGAAAATCTTATCATATGTTTAACTAATAAAGGACAAGACCATGGCATTTATTCCATCAGAGTCTCCCAACATTACAGTAAAAGAGTTTGACTTGTCAGGTGTTGTACCTGCTGTCACCACTTCTACTGGCGCAATTGTTGGTGACTTTAACTGGGGACCTATAGGCGTACCAACGAAGATTTCGAATGAATCTCAATTGGTAGGTACTTTCGGATCTCCAACATTAACAGACGAAGGTTCCGCAGTCGATTACTTGACCGCCGGTGCATTCTTAAAATATTCTAGCGATCTCTTTGTTGTACGTGACGCAACTGTTTCGGCACTTAACTCATACGATAGTGACGGCGCATCCACCGCATCTATTGTTAAAAACGACGATGATTTCCTAACTAAAAAATCAGGTCTTGCTACTAGTGGACATACGTTCATCGGCAAACACGCTGGTATTCTGGGTAACGACATTGACATTCAAATTGTTGGTGAAGATTCCGCAGTATTTGGTGCTTGGACATATGCTCCTAACTTCGATGAGAAACCAGGTACTTCTGCTCATGTCGCGGCACGATCCGCTGATACCACTGGTGCTAATGACGAAATTCACATTGCAGTTATTGATCGTACAGGTATATTCTCTGGTGTTCCAGGAACTCTTCTCGAAGCGTTTCCATTCGTATCTTTAGCAACTGACGCAAGAACACCCGAAGGTGCATCTAACTATGCAGTCGATGTGGTCAATGCTGGTTCTGAGTATGTACGATGTGCTTCACTTCCTGACGAAGTAGGAACTCCTACAACTTCAATCGCACATACTACATCTGCTAACGGTTCTCAACTTATCACTGCTGTTGATACAACAGTACTTAAAGGTGGTACAAACAGCGGAACATTCACTACTGCCGAGTATACTGGTGTAGAGAAAGGATTCAGTCTGTTCGAAGATGTTGATACCATTCAAGTCGATTTCTTAATTGCTCCTGGACTTGCCACTTCTGCTGATCAAGTAACAGTCGTAAATGCTCTAACAGGTATTGCTGCCGCACGTAAAGATTGTGTTGTTGTATCATCTCCTGCACGTACTGATGTTGTCGGTGTAGCACCTAGTACTATAGTAACAAAGTCTATCGTTACTACTAACTTGTTTAACGCATCATCTTACTTGATTGTTGATAACAACTATCTTAAAGTCTATGACAAGTACAACGACCAATATGTTTATATCCCTGCGGCATCTTCAACTGCTGGTGTAATGGCAGCAACAGATGATGTTGCGGCACCTTGGTTCTCTCCTGCAGGCAGTCGCCGTGGTCAATACTACGGTGTAACTAATCTTGCATACTCAGCAACTAAAGCACAGCGTGATACTCTGTACAAAGCAGGCGTTAACCCAATTGTTAATCTGCCAGGACAAGGTATTCTTCTGTATGGCGATAAGACTAAACTAGGTCGTCCATCTGCATTTGATCGTATCAACGTCCGTCGTCTGTTCTTAGGCGTAGAACGTGCAATCAAAGCGGCAGCACAGAACGTAATGTTTGAATTCAATGATGAGTTCACTCGTGCTGAGTTCGTAAACATAATCGAACCTTTCTTGAGAGAGATTAAGGGTCGTAGAGGTATTACTGATTTTAGAGTTGTATGTGACGAAACAAACAACACAGCATCAGTAATTGACAATAATCAATTTATCGCTTCTGTCTTTATCAAACCAGCACGATCTATCAACTACGTATCTTTGAACTTCGTAGCAGTTAGAACCGGTGTTGATTTCGATGAAGTAGTCGGTCTGGTATAAGGGAGAATAGACAATGGCAATTTTAGGCGTAGATGATTTTAAATCGAAACTCAGAGGGGGCGGTGCTCGTCCTAATCTGTTTAAGACAACCCTTAACTTTCCGGCATATGCTGGGGGTGACGTAGAACTTACGTCATTCCTTTGTAAGTCTGCACAGTTACCACAATCAAGCATGGCACCTCTTTTGGTACCATTCCGTGGTCGCGAGATGAAGATTGCTGGTGATCGTACATTCGAAGATTGGACAGTAACCATTATTAACGATACTGATTTCGATGTTCGTGATGCTTTCGAGCGTTGGATGAACGGTATCAATGCACACCAATCCAACACTGGTCTAGTTAATCCTGTTGATTATCAAGCAGACTTAATTGTTGATCAATTGGATCGTAACTCTGACGTATTAAAGCGTTATCAGTTCAGAGGCGCTTTCCCAACACTTGTAGGACCAATCGCCCTGAGTTATGATACTCGCGACGAAGTTGAAACCTTTGATGTGACGTTCTCATATCAGTATTGGGAATCAAATACTACTAGTTAAGACCGTACTAAATAATAGGGAGTGCTTCGGTGCTCCCTCATTATTATTTACTAGGAAAGAATATGGCAGACCAAGACAACAACAACGCATTAAAACTCTTTGGGTTTGAAATCAAAAGAGCAGGCAAAGCAAATTCTAATAAAGAGAAGTTGCCCTCTGTCGTGCCTCCAACAGACAATGACGGTGCAGGTTATGTAACTGCTACTGCTGGACACTTTGGTCAGTACGTAAACATGGACGGCGACCAGTCTAAAGACAACGCCCAGTTGATCATGCGTTATCGTGGTGTTTCAATGCATCCCGAAGTTGATATGGCAATTGAAGAAATTGTAAACGAAGGTATTTCATCATCAGAAAACTCATCATCGGTTGAGATTGCACTAGATGATATTGAAGCACCTGACAAAATTAAAGACCAGGTTCGCGAGGAGTTTGACTCCATCATTGCGATGCTCAAGTTCAACGAATTGGGTCACGATATATTCAGATCGTTTTACGTAGACGGTAGACTGTACTATCATTTGCTTGTTAATGAAAGCAACATGAAAGCGGGCATCCAAGAGATACGTAACATCGATAGCGCAAAAGTGCGTAAAGTTAAAGAAATCAAGTACAAGAAAGACCCGAAAACTGGTGTTAAACTTGTTGATACTATTGATGAGTACTTTGTATACGAAGACAAACCAGGCAATCAGAATAGTGGTGTTAAACTAGCAACTGATTCTATTGCATATGTCACATCAGGTTTACTTGACGAATCTAAAAAGAAGGTAGTATCTTATCTTCACAAAGCATTAAAACCAATCAACCAATTGCGTATGATGGAGGATAGTCTTGTAATCTATCGTCTTGCTCGTGCGCCAGAACGTCGAATCTTTTATATCGATGTTGGTAACTTGCCACGTGGTAAGTCAGAGCAGTACATGAAAGACATTATGACACAGTATCGTAACAAGTTAGTATATGATGCTGATACTGGTCAGATGAAAGATGACCGAAAGCATATGTCTATGCTCGAAGATTTCTGGTTACCTCGTCGTGAAGGCGGTCGTGGTACTGAGATTAGTACACTGCCTGGCGGTGAGAATCTTGGACAGATTGACGATGTTATCTACTTTCAGAAGCGTCTGTATCGTTCACTGAATGTACCTGTCAGTCGATTAGAGCAAGAGGCACAGTTCTCGCTAGGTCGTAGTACTGAGATTTCACGAGACGAAGTTAAGTTCCAAAAGTTCATTGATCGCTTGAGACGTAGATTCTCTGGACTGTTCATGAACATCCTACGCAAGCAGTTATTGATCAAAGGTATCATTACTGAGCAAGATTGGGAAGAGTGGAAAGATGACATCTATGTAGATTTCATGAAGGACAACCACTTCACCGAACTTAAAGAGATGGAGATTCTTCGAGAGCGTGTTGGTCTAATGAATGAAGTAACACAGTACGTTGGTGAATACTTCTCTAAAGATTGGGTCATGCGTAATGTTCTTCAGTTAAGCGAAGACGATATGAAAGACATGAAGAAGGACATTGCTAAAGAAATCTCTGACGATGAGATTGTAGACAGGAGTCCTGGTGCTGAAGATGAGAAAGAAGAACCAGCACCTAAAGCACCTGCTCCTACTGCACCAGTTGCCGCACCTAAAGCGCCAGTTAAGAAAGACATAGATACAGCACAAGAAAAGTAAACGATAAACTTTGGAGAATATGATGTCAGAAGAAAACGTGATTATTGATGAATTAGAAGCAGAACCTATTGAGACTGGTTCTGAACCTATCGCTGATTTAATTGATGCGATACAAGCGCAAGACTTTAATGCGGCAGAATCTCAGTTCAACGATTTAGTTGGCGAGAGACTATCAGATACACTTGATCAGGCGAAGATTGCTATTGCGGATCAAATCTTTAATGCACAAGCAGAGACTTGGGCAGATGCTGGCGACGATGCTGAGGATGACATTGAAGAAGAAGATGAAGACCTCGATGATTCAGAAGTATAAATACTAATAAGTATAAATAAATGCTAGTAGATAAAAAACGTGAATCGGTCATTGAGAAGGCATCAGAAGACCACCTCTATTACGTAATGAAGCATAAGGAACTGTTCGCGGTTCCTATGCATCTTAGCACAGTGCAGTACATGAATGCTAAGAATATGCGGAACCAACTCAAGTTTAATGAGTTACTATATAAGAGGTTACTAGCATTTGATAGAGGCGGGATATACTTAGATATTGGAGTAGGACCTGCGTTTCTTGAGTATGCTAATAACGAATTAGGTAAGAAGTTACATCTATCTACAGTAGAGTGGGAAGAGCAAGTTGACCACTTTAAGTGTGTACGTGATTCGTGGAAAGTTACTGTCGATTACGAATGCAATGATATATTGAAAGATGATTTTAAAATACATAATTGTGAGACGTACTATGATTATGTATTACTTCAGAGATTCTTTCCTGTCTATAAGACCACAGGAACACAAAGAATTGATGATGTACTGACTAAGTTTGTACCGTATGCAAAGACTGCGATTATCATTGAGTCTGATACGAATTGGACAAAAGTGCAGTGGAAATATCTACTGTCGATAAGTAAAGAGCGTATTAAAGTCTATGGTGATTTTAATATGTTTATCATAGATTTGGAACAGTATAAATGAGATCATTCAAAGAAATTAGAGAAGCGAAGACTAAGATGCCTCCGGGCGAACATGTCTTCGATACTAAAGTTGGCAAAGTGAAGGTAATGATTCACAAAGATGCCAAAGGATTTACTGTCTTTATTGATGGTGAAAAACTCGACACCTATCGTTCGCAGAAAGAAGCGGAAAAGATGGGCGTAGCATTTGCCAAGGAAATGTAATGAAACTGATCACTGAATACACAGAGAATGATGTACAGTGCATTGTCGAAAAGAATGCACAAGGTGAGAAGAAGTTTGTCATTGAAGGCATCTTTATGTCGGCAGAGCAAAAGAATAGAAATGGTCGTATTTACCCTAAGCAGATTATGGAACGTGCTGTAGATAAATACGTCAAAGAACAAGTAAGTCAGAAGCGAGCGGTTGGTGAGTTGAATCACCCCGAAGGTCCGACTGTAAATCTTGATAAAGTTTCACATCTCATTACTGACCTCCAGTGGGAAGGTAATGATGTTGTTGGAAAGGCACAAATATTGGATACTCCGATGGGTAGGATTGTAAAAGGTCTTCTCGAAGGTGGCGTTCAACTAGGTGTGTCAACTCGTGGTATGGGTAGTCTTGAGAATAGAAATGGCGTTATGTACGTTAAAGATGACTTTATGTTAAATACTGTTGACATCGTACAAGATCCATCGGCACCATCAGCATTTGTTAATGGTATCATGGAAGGCGTTGACTGGGTATGGAACAATGGTATCCTCTCTTCTCAGGTAATTGAAAATATGGAGACAGAAATAAGAACTGCTCCGAAAAAGCATCTCTATGAGACGCAGGTTCGGGAGTACAAGAATTTCCTCTCATTACTCAAGTCAAACTATTAAGGAGTCAAACATGTCGGAAGATATGAATGTTGAACTTCCTATTGATGAGAATACATCAGTCGAGGAAGGAAGTACTCAACAAATGCCAGTAGGCACCGAAGCAGACGCAATCGCGTCCGTAGATAAAGCAGAAGATGGAGTTAAGTCTAAAGCGCCAGCACGTAAGGGCGATAATACTAAACAAGATCCTGCACCAAAGACCAAAGCAGGTTTGCTAAATGCTATGTATGGTAAGTTATCTTCTATGAAGAAAGCAGACCTAAATGCACAGTATGAGAAGATGCAAGAAGACTTTGAAGATATGGAAGTTTCAGACGCAGTTGAACTGCCTGAATTCTCTGTAACTGACGAGTTGAATGATCTTGTTGAATCAGAGCAAACTTTATCAGATGAGTTTAAAGCGAAAACTGCTGTAATCTTTGACACTGCTATTCGTTCAAAACTTTCAGAAGAAGTTGAAAGAATTGAAGATGAATACCAATCACGACTTGACGAAGAACTAGAGGCAACTCGAAGTGACCTTGTTGAGAAAGTAGATTCATATCTTAACTATGTAGTTGAGAACTGGATGAAAGAGAATCAGATTGCGGTTGAATCTGGTTTGCGTACTGAAATCGCTGAGAACTTTATGGGCAGTCTGAAAGACTTGTTTGTAGAATCTTACATCGAAGTACCTGAATCCAAAGTGAATCTTGTAGACGAACTAGCGGAGCAAGTTTCTGAGTTAGAAGAGAAACTTAATGCACAAACTGGTTCTGCCATAGAAATGTCTGAGAAGTTAGAAACTCTACAGCGTGACGCGATTATTCGTGAATCTGCTGGCGATCTTGCTGACACTCAGGTTGAGAAGTTAAAAGGTCTAGTTGAATCACTCGACTTCGAAGATGCTGAATCTTTCGCACAGAAAGTAAAGACTGTTAAAGAGTCCTACTTTAAGAAAGACGTAGTAACTGTAGAAGAAGAAATCAACGAAGATTGGTCTGTTGAAGCATCTGCACCTGCACAAGGTTCAGTTATGGATCAGTACCTTACACAAATCAAAAAATCAAACAAGTAAATACTAGGAGTATTAACAAATGCAACAATCATACGATAAATTAATCGAAAAGTGGAGTCCAGTATTGGACGAAAGTTCTGCTGGTGTTATCACCGACAGTCACAAAAAAGCAGTAACCGCCGCTATCCTTGAGAACCAAGAGAAAGCATTCCTCGAAGAAAGCAACATGCTTAACGAAACTCCAGCAAACAGCAACGCTACTGTAACCGGTACTGCTAACTGGAATCCAGTATTGATTGCACTCGTTCGTCGTGCAATGCCTAACCTGATGGCATACGATCTTGCTGGTGTTCAACCTATGACTGGTCCTACTGGTTTGATCTTCGCTATGAAGAGCAACTACAAGACTACTCGTGCTGGCGTTACTGCTGGTGCAGAAGCACTGTACAACGAAGCACAGACTGGTTATTCTGGTGATTCAACCGCATCTACTCACACCTCTCGTGGTGTTTCTGGTCTAGTTGGCGCAACTGATACCGATGTTGACTCAAGCATTGCCGATTCCGGTTCTACTTTTGTACCTGGTTTTGGTGGCGGTATGTCTACTGCTTCTGCTGAAGCACTTGGCAACACTGGCGATGCATTCGCTGAAATGGGTTTCTCAATCGAGAAAGCAACTGTAACCGCTAAGTCTCGTGCATTGAAAGCAGAATACTCGCTTGAACTTGCTCAGGATCTGAAAGCAATCCACGGTTTGGATGCTGAAACTGAACTTGCAAACATCTTGTCTACTGAGATTCTTGCTGAGATCAACCGCGAAATCGTTCGTACTATCAACAGTCAAGCGAAGATCGGTTGTCTTACTTCTAACGTCCAGACTCAAGGTATCTTTGACTTGTCAACTGATGCAGACGGTCGTTGGAGCGTAGAGAAGTTCAAAGGTTTGTTAGTTCAAATCGAACGCGAAAGCAACCAAATCGCCAAAGACACTCGTCGCGGTAAAGGTAACGTAGTAATCTGTTCTTCAGATGTTGCTACTGCCCTTGTTGCTGCCGGTATGCTTGATTATTCACCTGCTATCTCTGCTAACTTGAACGTAGATGATACTGGTAATACCTTTGCTGGTGTTCTTAACGGTCGCACTAAAGTGTTCATCGATCCCTACGCCACTGGTGACTACGTTACTGTTGGTTATAAAGGCACTAACCCATATGACGCTGGTATCTTCTACTGCCCATATGTTCCTTTACAAATGGTTCGCGCAGTTGGCGAGAATGATTTCCAACCACGTATCGGGTTCAAGACTCGTTATGGTATGGTATCTAACCCATATGCTGGAACTTCTGGTGCTCAAGACGGACTTGCTGCCGCTCGTACCAACCAATACTACCGTATCTTCCGCGTAGACAACATCCTCGCATAAGACTGTAGTAGAAAAGATAATAATAAGAAACTTGTTTTAATCTTTATACCCCTCCTCACGGAGGGGTTTTTTTTGTCTGCTAAATAGTTCTATAATTAAACTCTGAGAAACGTGATGCCTACATACAATTATGAATGTAAGAAGTGTGAAAATAAATTAGAAGTGATGCAAAAAATGTCAGACGATCCATTGACTACTTGTCCTAAATGTAAAGAGGAAGAACTAAAGAAAGTCTTTGTTGCTGGTGGTGGTGGGTTTCATCTTAAAGGAAAAGGATGGTTTAAGACTGGTGGATACTAAGTTAAAACTTGTATAAATATCTGTATAAACTGGAGTAAGAAACAATGACTGACTTTACATGCGATACTAACTATCTCGCACCAACTGGATTTAAGATCACAATATCTCGTGAGAACTTTCCTAATTTACAATTCTTCGCACAGCAAGTAATGCATCCCTCTATGGAGATGAATGCTGTTGATGTTGGTTACAGAAGAGCGTCTGTTGCATTGACAGGTGATACAGTCGGGTTCGGCACATTGTCTATGGATATTCTAATGGACGAGAACATGAATACTTACGAAGAACTGTTTCAGTGGATGGAAAGAATGGTTGAAACACCACACAGACCTAATACTGGTAGACTTCTAGGTGGTATAAGTGATGTCGCACACTACTGTGATATTAGAGTGGCAGTGCTGACTAGCGGCAATAATGTTGCAAGAGAACTGAAGTATGTCAACTCATTTCCTATATCATTAGGTGATATTACCTTTGCTTCGACCAACGATGGACAGTTTATTACGTTCCCAGTATCGTTTAAGTTTGACTATTTTGATTTTGTGTGATATAATAGTGTAGTTATTAACTACATTTTTAAGGTGAAATATTATGGATTTACAAACTGTTCTACAAGAATGGAAGAAAGACTGTGAAATTGAGTTTAACCAATTAGACGTTAGTTCCCAGGAGACACCCCGTCTCCATGCTAAGTATCTAACATTACTCTCTGACTCGCGACTGAAGTTAAAGGACGTGGAGTTCAAGCAGAAATTACTACTTAAAGATAAGTGGTTATATTACCAAGGCAAGATGTCTCGCGAAGAGATCGAGAAGAAGGGTTGGAATCCTGATCCTTTTGATGGTCTGAAGATTCTTAAAGGGGAAATGGATTACTACTATAACTCTGATCCCGAGATCATGAAGAGCGAAGCAAGGATCACATATATAAAAGAACTAATCGATGTGTTGAAAGAAATCGTCGAGAACATTAAGTGGCGACACCAGACAATCGGAAATATGATACGATGGAAGCAATTTGAAGCAGGATTCTAAATGCAAACAATAACCCTGAAAATGAAAGATTACTCGATGCTCCAATTGGTGGAGTGTGACCCTGATGTGGTCCATGAATTGAGTGAACACTTTACATTTGAAGTTCCTGGTGCGAAGTTCATGCCCGCTGTAAAGAAGCGGTTGTGGGACGGCAAGATAAGAATGCTGGATCGTAACACAGGACAGATCAATGCAGGGTTATACTATGCTATAAAGAAGTTTGCTATGCAACGTGGGTATGGCATCAAGGTGGACGAAGGTGCTTACGGTTTCCCGTACGAAACTAACAAAGTCAATCACGTAGAGACCATGAATTGGATGGATACTTTAGGTATTCCATTCAAACCTCGCGACTATCAGTATGATGCTATAACACATGCAATCACATATAAGCGATGCATTCTAATATCACCGACTGGTTCTGGTAAATCCTTTATCATCTATCTGCTAATGCAATGGTACATGGCGAATCATGATAAGAAGATTCTTGTTATTGTTCCGACAACATCTCTTGTTGAGCAGATGTATGCTGACTTTAAATCATACGGAATGGATGTAGATAACGAAGTACACAAGATTTATTCTGGTAAAGATAAAGAGACTGATAAGCGTATTGTTGTCACAACATGGCAGTCCATCTATAAGTTACACCCAGTTTGGTTTGAAGACTATGGTGCTATCTTTGGTGATGAAGTACATGGATTCAAGTCGAAGTCCTTATCATCTATTATGAACAAAGCAAAGAATGCTGAGTACAGGTGGGGAACAACAGGCACACTCGACGGTACTCAAGTACATAAGTTAGTACTAGAGGGTCTATTTGGTCCAGTACATCGTGTTACTACTACACACGCACTACAAGAAAATGAGACCTTAGCAAAACTGGATATTGATATCATACTACTGAAGTATGCCGAAGAGTTTTGTAAGTTGACCGAAGGCAGGACTTACCAAGAAGAGATTGATTTCATTGTATCATACGAGAAGCGCAATAACTTTATTGCAAACCTCGCTGTCAATCAGAAAGGAAATACGCTAGTACTATTCAACTTGGTTGATAGACATGGTAAAGTTCTACGTGATTTAGTAGAAGATAAACTTAAAGAAGGACAAAGGATATTCTATGTTAGTGGGGAGACGAAGACAGCAGATAGAGAGCAGATCCGTAATATCGTTGATAAGCATAATAATTGTATCATTGTTGCCTCTCTTGGCACTTTTTCTACTGGTATTAACATTCGAAATTTGCATAACATTATATTCGCGTCTCCGAGCAAGTCTCAGATACGTGTACTCCAGTCTATCGGGCGTGGGTTAAGGCAGAGTGATGATGGTTCAACTGCTAAATTATATGATATAGCAGATGATCTACATATAGGTAATAAAGCAAACTTTACTCTTCGCCATAGTGCA